AGGTAAATAGTTCTGTGAAGTCTGGTCAATCTCGTAGGCGATTATATTGGACAAACATTGACTTTGATGTCATGGAACTTATGTCCGATAGTGGGATAGTTATGAATGATATTCTTGAAGATGGTGCGATGGCAGATAGAGATAAATCACATTGCCTAGATGCTAATTACTTCAAGGGTGGTAATCTTAGACACTACTACGAGAAAGCTAGAAGGCAAGTAGTATTTGATAAGAATGGTAATATTGGCTGTAAGCAAGTCGGAGAAGCCGATATAAAGGGATATGACATCATTCGTAGGGTATACAGCCGACAAGGTAAAGCACCCTCTCTTACCACAATGCAAGGTGGTCACAGAGAGCCAAAGGTAGAGTGTGATAATTGGATAAATCAAACCACTTTACTAAAAGAAAACGCTGATGTTGACGAGCTTTTTTGGAGAGCCTTAACACCTCTTGAATGTGAAAGGTTGCAAACTGTTCCAGATCAGTATACTCAACATGGAGATTTTTATGTATACGAAGAAATAGAAATGCCTTACGAAACTGTTACGCACAAAGTTCGTAAAACAAAAAAGATTAGTAAATCACAGAGATATAAGATGCTTGGAAATGGTTTCACAGTAGACGTTATATCCACAATTTTGAAAGGAGTAAGTAATGAAACATAAAGATAAGGAAATAAGGGCAAAATATTTAAAGTTTGCCAATGTGTTAGCCGATATAGATAGAACCACATCGGAAAGACTTCCAATTACATATGAACATGTATGTGAACTTGAAAGTTTGTTGTATGCAATCAAGCATGACTATGGGTTTGAGTACAAGAAGAAATGTCATTATGGCGATTTAGTTTTTAAAGAGGATAATTTAAATGTCAAATAAACTTATTCAATATGCTGTAGTATTTGAACCTTTTGAAGAAGAGGGTTTGGAATATGTCAAACAAGGGTGTGGAGCAATGTGGACAGAAAAGAGTCCAATCAAACTGTTCGACACCCACGAGGAAGCACAGAAAGAAGCTGACAAGTGGAACACAGGACAGGTGGTGCAATATGGATAAGATTACAGAAAAAGATATGAAGTCTTGGGTAGAAAATTATGATGAAGCTATTGAAACATTAATGTGGATTGTTAATGATAATTATACAAAAGATGACATGATTGAATCAATTACTGATTTTAAAAAGGAGATTAAAGATGAATAGAGAGCAAGCATTAAAAGAATGGTGTGAAGAACACTATCAAGACTTTGGTTTTTACCCATTTGAATTTGAGTATAAAAATAAGTTATATAAAATATTATTACCTAATTTTACTTTAGAGGAGATTAAAGATGAAACCATATCATAACAAAGGGTTTGGCATGGCATTTTTCGTGGTGTTCTTGTTACTTGTACCTCTTCCCATACTATCGCTGTGGGCAGTTGATGGTCAAGATTGGGTGGATAGGTTTACAAATAAATACTTTTCACCATTTCAATCAGAGTGTTGGGAAACAGCCAAGCATGAACGAGTGTGCAAGGGTGACAATCAATGCAAGTGGTTTAGGAACTTCTGTTATGACTGAGGGACAAGTATTATTGTTGACTATAGCATTTGTTATAGTCATAACCTTGTTGACTAATGCAGTTGTAGGAATATTTATATAATGAGGATAGTAGGATGATAATAGAAACAGCATTTATGTGTATGGCATTGAACATATATCACGAAGCGAAAAACCAATCTATGCTAGGGCAGATAGCCGTAGGGCAAGTTGTCATGAATAGGGTGGCAGACAGCCGTTTTCCAGACAATGTATGTGATGTAGTGACGCAAGCTGTCACATACAAGGGTACAGATAAGCCTGTACTCCACAAGTGTCAATTTAGTTGGTACTGCGATGGTCAGAAAGACGAGCCAGATTTTACAAGTAATGCGTGGTGGAACGCACAAGAATATGCGTCCATTGTTTTATCTGGGACGATAGTTCTGGACGTAACAGAGGGAGCTACACATTATCATGCAACCTATGTGCGTCCTGCATGGGCAAAAACTAAAACCAAAACAACAAGAATTGATCGGCATATATTTTACAGATGGGAAAGGTAGGGTAGTTTATGAGATATGTACAGAAACGTAAATTAGCAGATGGTAAAACACATTATCGATTTAACCCACCACAAACTTTAGTTGACGAGGGAGTGGTAAAACGCAAAGAATTAGGTACAGATTTGCGTATAGTGAAGGTTGCTGCGAATCAGTTTAATGAAAAAATAAATGACTACAGATCGAGTCAAGAAAAAATTAGAAATATTAAAAGGGCAAGCACATTGTCAGATTTGATAGACAGCTACTATTTATCTAATGATTTCAATATGTTAAGAGATAGTTCTAAAGTAGATTATAAATATTTTTTAGAGATTTTGCGACAGACATCTGGGTCAAAAAAGTTTATGTCGGTTACAACTAGGGATGCAAAAAATGCATATGAGGGTTGGGTAAAGAGGGGAGTGACTTTGGCGAATCATATTTGCTCTTGTGCGTCTATTGTATTTAATTATGCTGTTCACATGGAGTACACTACGTTTAATCCTTACAAATCTGTTAAAAAACGTCTGCCAAAGAAGAGAAAGGTGGTCTGGACAGATGAAGAGGTGATAAAAATGCTTGACTTCTGTTATAGTGACTTCAAATATCGTAGTATTGGACTAATTGTGCAGATGGCATATGAGTGGTGTCAGCGTATTGGTGATATGCGAGAGTTAAAATGGGAAAATTTGTTTTTAGATAGGTCGGAACTGTTTTTGGAGCAATCTAAACGTAGGTCGCAAGTGTTCTTACCTATCTCTGAGGACTTGAACACCATGTTGAAGCAACAAAAGGAAGAGTTTGGCTTCCAACCCTATGTGTGTCCCAAAATAAAGCCTGTACAGGGCGTGTATGTGCCTTATGGGAAGTATGAGATAGGAATGTTGGCAAGGCGTGTCATGAGGAAGATAGGGCTGTCTGATGACTTACGACTTATGGACTTACGAAGAACTGGAGTTACACAAATGGTCGATGCAGGTGTAGATATCAGCCAGATTATGTCTGTTACAGGGCATACAAACATAAGTTCGGTACAGCCTTACATAAAAAATACATTCACAAGTGCAAACAATGCATTGACAAAAAGAACGAATCATGTTAAAAGCACTTTAAGTGCAGACAGTGAAAGTGATATAATATGATAAATGATATATACAGTTTAGTGTTACAGTTAGAGTTACGTGATGGAGAAACTAAGCGTATGGATTGTCCTAATTGTAATGGTTATAAAACTTTTACTGCCACTAACAATATGGGTAGTCTTGTATGGAATTGTTACAAGGCATCCTGTTCCGTATCTGGTGGAGTTCGTGTCCAGTTGACATCGGAAGACATTAAGAAGTCTCTGGGTTATTCTGTAAAAGAGTTGGACAATGCTGACTTTGTAATGCCAGAGTATGTTGTACCGTACAGTGGACAGCGTGAGATTAATAGGTTCACAGAGAGGTTCGGTATTGATGAATGGGAACTACATTACGATGTAAAAGATAATCGTGCTGTCTTTCCGATTGTCCATAATGGCATCATAGTTGATGCTATCGGCAGGTCGTTAAGAAATAGCTTGCCAAAGTGGAAAAAGTATGGTACAAGTGGATTGCCGTTTTCTTATGGGTTAGGGAAAGTGGCAGTTGTGGTTGAGGATTGCGTAAGTGCTTGCGTGGTCGGTGGAGATGAATTTGTGGGTGTTGCTGTGTTGGGTACATCTCTTTCGGAAACACATAAAAAGTATTTATCGCAGTTCTCAACCGTTATCGTGGCACTAGACCCAGACGCATTGCCAAAAACTGTAGCATTTAGTAAAGAGTTAAGAGGTCATGTTGACAACGTAAAAATATTACGCTTGACAGATGATCTAAAGTACAGTAGAGAGATAGACATACACAATTTAAAAAGAATGGGAGACACAGCATGGAATTAAGTTTAGTTAGAAGTTTGATGGACAGGGCATTTTATGACGAGCATAGAGGTGCTAGATGCCCAGACAGATTATTCAGTAAAGATGTACGCAAGATTAAAAATGCGATTGACAAAGCGATGTACAACTACGAGAGAACCGTCACACCAGACGAGATTGAAGCGTTGTTCATGGCGAACAATCCTACACTAACAACTGCACAGAAAGGTGCATATGGAGATTTATTCAAACGGATTAAGAAAGAAAATCCTTTGGGTAATGATGTGGCACAGGAAGTCTTATCAAAGTTATTCCAACAAGTTGTGGGTGAAGATATTGCCAATCTAGGTTTCGATTATGTAAATGGTTCGCAAACAAGCCTTGAACCTTTGCGTAATATACTTGAAAGCTACGGTGATGACTTCACACCCAATCTTAACGTAGAGTGGGATGATATGGATGTAGACACTTTGCTACAGAAAAACGATATGGAAGCCAGATGGTCTTTCAATATACCGTCCCTTACTAGGGTCGTTGAGGGTGTCAACGATGGACACCTTATCGAAGTGGGTGCTAGACCTAACACAGGTAAAACGTCTTTTCATGCGAGTTTGATTGCAGGAGTAAATGGTTTCGCAAGGCAGGGTGCTAAGTGTGTCGTGCTTTGCAATGAAGAGGGAAGTCACCGTGTGGGTCTACGCTACCTCACTTCAGCTACTGGTATGGACAAGTATCAGATAAAAGATAATCCTAGCAAAGCAAAAGAGTTGTATGCACCAATCCAAAAGAATGTCAAGCTACGTGATGCCACTGGCAAAGATATGTCTTGGGTTGAAAGTGTGTGCAAGTCTTATTCACCAGATGTCGTTGTTCTTGATATGGGTGACAAGTTTGCTAAGACACAAGGTTTTGCACGACAAGATGAAGCCTTGAAAGCTAATGCTGTCCATGCTCGTATGATTGCCAAACAACACAAGTGTGCCATATTCTATATGTCACAGTTGTCTGCTGAAGCAGAGGGTAAGGTTGTACTTAACCAAGCCATGATGGAAGGCAGTAGAACAGGTAAGGCAGCAGAAGCCGATTTGATGATTTTGATAGCAAAAGATGCACCTGTAAATAAGAAAGGTGCAGAGGATGACGGTGGTGAAGAAAGCACACTACGTCACATCAATGTTGTTAAGAATAAATTGTCTGGTTGGCATGGTCGGCTTGTCTGTGATTTAGATTATAAAACAGCGAGGTACACAGCATGATTTCACAAATACTATCATTCCTTTTTGGTAATCTTGATGTTAAAGATATCAAAAGAAAAGAAGAACTAAAAGAGACAGCACTAGAAATATCTAGGAACGCATTACGACAATATAATAAACAGAAAGATGGATATGTTTATGTGATATCCAACCCTGCATGGAAAGGGTGGTACAAGGTCGGTATGGCTGTTGATTCGCAGGATAGGTGTGGTAGTTATCAAACATCTAGTCCTCACAGAGATTATAGATTAGAATACAGCAAGTATTTTTTAAACAGGAAAGTGGCTGAAGAAATAGCACATGATGTTATAAGTGAGATTTCTCTTGACAGAAACGGAGAATGGTTTAAAGTAAGTGTCAATAAGATTCGTAAAATAATCAAGGGAATAGATTATGAAATTAGTGCTTGATGTAGAGAATACTGTAACCAAACGGAATGATAGGCTACACCTAGATCCTTTTGAAACCAATAACTCCCTTGTCATGATTGGAATGAAGAGTGAGCTTGGTGAGCAGGTAGTTACGTTTGACCACAGTGAAACAGAACCCACACCAGATGGGCAAAAGATTGTTCAAGATATGCTTGATAAGGCTACAGTTCTTGTATGCCACAACGTATCACACGATCTCCTCTGGTTGTGGGAGTCTGGTTTCAAGTATGACGGTATTGTTTTTGATACAATGTTGGGGGACTACGTTTTACAGCGAGGTCAAAAGCAAGCGTCATCACTTGAGATGTGTGCAGAGAGGTATGGACTAGAAACAAAGAAGCAAGATACATTAAAAGAATATTTCAAAAAAGGGTTCTCTGTTCGTGACATACCTCATGCCGAATTATCTGAATACTTAGTGGCAGACTTACGTGCCACAGACGAACTATCAGATAAAATATTTGGTAGATTATATGGTAAAGATAGTGGTTTGATGAATACTGTTAGTCTTACAAACATGGTGGCTGTTTGTTTATGTAAGATATACAGGAATGGTTTTGCTGTTGACTATGTGGGACTAGAAGAAGTTAAGCAAGAGTTTGAGAAAGAAA